TGTAAACAAATGCACCGCGAACAAGGATACAAAAGCCATCTGTTTCTGAGCGCGTAGCTTTCTAATCTGAGACTCCGTTTCCGCAAGCATCGTAGCCGCTACCGCCTCGTCGTCCGAAACAACCCCGTCCTTGTCCAAGTCGTATTCGTCAAACCTTTTGGACATTACTGACCTCGTTGTTTTAACAACTCACGTTCCATTGCCGAATCAATCCGAGCCTGCGTTTGACGCTCCTGAGCAGCCAAGCGTTCATCAAACTGCTTAGAACGCATTGCCAAGGACTGAGCATCCAGAGCCGCCTTCTGCTGATCCATCGCCGCATCATTCTGCTCGGCTTGCTGCTTGATAGCCAGTTCCTGCTTCTTAAGCTCGATAAGCGGATCAGGCTGACCCGCACCCGTAAGCTGTGCGCTGATCTGTTGAAGCTGCTGCATACCCTGAGAAATCAACTGAGCCGTCATCTTCTCAAGCTGTAGCATCTGCTCTTCCGTGGCCGGCTGCCCACCAGACTGCTGAACCTGCTGTATCAAGGCTGCCGCCGCCTGCTCCTGTGCCGCTACCTTAACATGCTCCATAATATGCTTCTGCAATGCAATACCCACCGCCGGAAGCTGTGCAACCATCGGAGTATTGGCAAAGATAAGGTGAGCCATAATATGTGCCTGATGATCCTGACCCTCAAACACACGCAAAGGTAAATTGTCCAGAACGTTAATGTTCTCTTGTGCAGGGTCCGTGGGCCGTGGTTCCTCGTCCGGCATCCGCTTCATAATACGGTCTACATCCGATACACCTAACGCGGTGTACATATCACGGAACACTTCGTGCATGTTGTGAAGCTCAGGAGCCTGAGAAGCAAGCTGTAGCTTCGTCTGAGCCATAACGATACGCTGAGACTGACTAAATACATTCGGGTTGCTAATCGGCAACACATCAACACGATCGTCAAAGTCCTCCGCCATGATGGTCTCATCACCACCCTCGACAGAATAAGGATACTCCTGCGGAAGGCTTTCAGACATCACCCGAGCAAGGATCTTGAACTCCTGACGCATAGCGTAGTGCAAACGCTTGTGAACAGCGCTCATAACCCGCGCACCCTGCTCCAGCATCGCAAACGTCGTACCAACAGCCGCCTGCTCGTTGCCGTCGCCCACCTTCATATCAGTAATAGTCGCGAACCGCTGACCCGCCTGAACAACGAAACCAAGAAGGTTAAATAGCGTCTGATCCGGACCCTTGAAAGGAAGAGGCATCAAGCTATCGCGAATGGCACCGCCCGGCGCATCAACGTCACGGAACTCACCGGGCTGGAGCGGATCATCGTCGTCCCTGATCCGCAGCCCACGGGCCTTGAAACCCGCTGGGAGGTTCGACAAGGTACCCGCATCTATCAGCTGACGAAGGGCCGAGGTGGCTGTCCGAGACAAACCACCAATTGTGTGGATCAGACCAAGGCCGTAGAAACCCAGACCCGGAAGGAATTTGTAGTGCGTGAAATACGCGATCTTTTTCTTCTGAAGGTCGTCTTCACGATAGTTACGACGGATCGACAAAATAGACCCGTTGTCCTGAGATATGGTTACGACATAGGGTATCTTGATACCTGTGGGCTGTCCGTCATCATCGAGGTCTTCAAAACCCTCAATGTCCAGATCTACGTGGCACTCTAGCAGTGTGCAGTCATAATCAATCTGAGATGGTGAAAACCCGTCAATGCGATCTATTTCACCCTGAACAGCAGAAATCTCTGACTGGCCCGGAATAACATCAACATCGCTGTAAAAACCCGTCAATTGACGCTTTTTTAGGTCGTTTAAAGACATTCGGAACACCTGAGTGATGTTCTGGCAGGTCTCTAAATCAGAGGTCTCATACGGTACAATGAGGTTTTCAGCCGGTACAAACTTACTAACAGCACGGCCAAGCGTCTCATCAAAGTACGTTTTCTTGAAGCTGGAACCCGCAAGAGGCAGGTAAAACAGCATCTGGTCCATGTCCGGCGTGTAATCTTCCATTACATCAGTGATGTAATAGTTCATAAAGTTCTTTACGCGGCGAGCCTGAGCAGTTTTTGCACGAGTCTCCTTGCCCATAACAACTGTTTTGACAGGACCACCCGCAGGAAGAAGCTCATTAAACGCCTGTGCTTGGAACTGTGTGGCAGCTTCGGCCAAAAGCGGGTGAGTTACACCTGACGAGCCTCGAAATGGTTGGGTGCGCTCTTCATAAGTGAAGCCGAGTAGCTCCAAGCCCTCGGAGTAAGCGTCTTCCCACTCCTGACGGCTTGATTTGTTAGCATCAAACTGAGACAACAGATCACTGCAAATAGCTTGAAGCTCTTGCTGTCCAACCTGATCTGCAATGTTGTCGTAAAAGCCACCCTCTACCATCGTTATTTCAATGGGATCAAAGTCAACAGTCACACCACCGTCTTCATCGGTGATGATCTCTACTTCGCCCGCGTTTTCGATATCCATCTCAGCATCAATACCGACCTGAGACCCGGGAAGCTCTAACTCGATTTCAGCCTGTAAGTCCAGTGGATCTAGCTGCGACGGAATAGACGAATCCATCAAGCTGCCATTAGATGTTGGAAGAGGTTTTCTAGCCACGAGATCTCCTTAAAATAATGATCCAACGCCTTCTTCAGCCTCTATTTGAGGCCTGTTGCGGCGTCTGGCAAGTCTTTCTTGACGTAACCGACGTCGATCCTGTCTTGAACGGTCTTCATAAAGATCCAAGCCGATACCTGATTCGGGGTCGGCCACACCTTCCATAACGCGCTGTAGCTGCTGTAAAACAAGCTCGTCAGCTGTTGCTGCAAGTTGCGCAATATCCGCATCCCCCAAACCCGCTTGACGCATTAGAGCAAGACCAGAAGCACGATTGCGGTCGTCTCTGGCAACTTCATCCTGACGACCAAACAAACGGCCCATCGTACCAAAAAAGTTTCTGGCTCTCTGTTGCGTGTCGATGCCGTACTGCTGTGCGCCCGACATGCTGGTCAGGACGTCACCCCGAGCTTCAACAAGCTCCTGAGCAGTAGGAAGGTTAGGTTGACCCGCCGGGGTCCCCTGCAAGCTAGGATCATACCCCAGCTCCACTAGCCGCTGACCAAAGGTCGGGTCCTCACCGTAAATGGCCGTGGACCGTGGGTCGCGGAGCGCGGCCTGATCTTCCGGAATGTACGGGCTGTAAGCGCCTTCGGCCGGTTCATAAAAGTTTGCGCCATACGTACCTTTGAACTCAAGCACATCGCCACGCAACCTGTCTAGAAAAGCTTGATAAAAACCGCGCTCTTCTGGAAACTGAGGCTCTCTTGGCGGCGGTATGTACGGTAAGGTTGAGGGGGCTCGTTCGAAAGGAGATCCCGCGGGAGGTCTCATAACAAACTCTTCTAGACCTAAAACCCTAGCTAAGTTTCCCGACGGGGTCTGCGCATTTCTTTCCTGAGCGCGGTATTTGTCTCTCCAGATATTTACAAAATCACTAACGGAGATCCTGTTTAGGACGGAGCCCTCCCGTCTCATATCCGCTAAAGTAAACCGGGTGCCCGGGTCAACGCCTAGTTTGTCGTTTCGAGCAAAATAATCGAGCCTACCAGAACCGTCCTGTCTCCTTTCCCGTCTAATGTCGGGGTGGTTGTTCATTATGCTTACAAAAGCTCGGTACTCATTAATCGTACCGTTTTGGTTTCTGTGGTACGGTTTAATAGTCTCAAAAACAGACTCTCCGCCTCTTCTGTCTCGCAGTCTACGGAAAAGTGCCGGCGCTTCCGTGGAACCTCGTTGATGGTAGATGTAAAGGTCCGAACCCTGCGGGGTGTACGTTGGCCCAAACACACCCTTTAGGCTGCGTGTCGCTTCTACCGCATCCCTTGCTGCTTGTTCAGCGCTAGCAAAAGGATTTGTTCTAAGATCATACCCCGGTAGAGTAAGTTTATTATCGTCGTCAAAGGCAGGGCCTCGGTAACCCTCCTCTTGCGGGTCTTCGTCATCTGCCGTTGCTACTTTAATGGGGTTGGCAATAGAAAAACTACGAGTTCCAGACAGCAGACCAAGGTTTCTAGCGGTACTGCCTATGTACTGATACATACCCTTAGCCGTGCTCACATCATCGTAAGCGCGAATAAAGGGGTTTAGAGAGGATTCTAGTCTGCCAACAGTTTGAAGATAATTTTCGGGAAGATTGTGATGTCTTTCTCTAACTTGAAAAAAATCAAACAGATCTTCTTGCTG